GTCCAGATCACCCGGTTGCGCTGGCGGTTGGGGTTGATCGTGTTCGCCAGTGCCAGGAGGCCCACGCCGTCGCAGTTGATGATCGCGCTGACCGCCGGCGGCGCCGGGCCCGCCCGGTTCCACCAGCCGATGGCCCCGTCCCGGCGTGCGAACAGGGCGCCAAGCTCCGCGTAGCGGATGACCTGGAGCATGTCCAGCACGCTCTCGCGCACCTCGTCGGCGCCGCGCTGCTCGCCGCCGCTGGTCGGGAAGTAGCGCCGCGCCGCCGGCCACTTGACCTTGTCGAGCAGGTCCACCACCTGCTGGTCGGTCGTGCCGTAGATCGTGGACGCGGGCCGCTCCAGGGCCTTGACCGACAGCTCGCCCAGCGGGTCGACGCCGCGCAGGTCGGAGATGTAGGTCTCGGGGTCGTGGCCCCACGAGTCGAGCGCACCCGTCCAGGCGGGTGAGCCGTCGACCGTCGCGCGCATCGGCATCCCCGCCTGGAGCGCAGCCGCAAGCGGTGACGCCTCGTTGGCGGGGTCGTACTTGCGGGTGGGATCCCACAGGCTGATCCGCATCCAGCCGCCCTCGGTCTCGGTGATCGGGCCCATCGGGGTCACCGCGCCCCAGGTCCAGTCGGCGCTGGTCGTGTCGCAGGTGATGTCGGTCCAGGCCGACGTGGGCGCCTGGATCTCCAGCTTCACGTCGGCGCCCCGGATGATCGCCACCTACCAGGCCGTCCGATCGAGGGAGCGCAGCAGCGGCGCGCCACCTCCGTTCGCACCAGCCCAGCGGCGCAGGGCCCGGACCACCTGCTGCGGGTCCGCCGACTGCACGTTGATGGTCACGTTGGCGGCCCCGCCGCCGCCTCCACCCGAACGCGCCCCCCGACCCCGGGCCCGGCCGGCGGGAGCCTCACCGCCGCCCCCCGGCAGTGAGAACGGGTTGAGATCAACCGAGCCGATGAAGTTCGCCGCGTCCTGGACCCTCTGGACCATGTCGGAGATCCACTTCACCACCTCCTTGATGATCCCGATCAGCGTGGTGAGCACGCCGATGAAAATCTTCAATGCCTCCACGATGACGTGGATCACGGGGGTGAGCAGCGGCAGCAGCTCCTTGATCAGCTCGCCCAGGAGCTTGAGGATCGGGATCAGCGCGGGCACGATGGCGTCCATCACGGGCAGGAACGCGGCGCCGATCGTCTCGCCGATCTCGGCGAACGCATCGCTGCTCTGCTTCCCCATCCCCTCGGACGACTTGGCGTACAGGTCCGCCTGCCCCGTGGCGAGCGCGGTCGCGGCGGCGATCGTGTCGGCGCTGGTGGCGCCCTTCTCCAGGCCCGGGATCAGCTTGCGCAGCGCGGCATCGTTGCCGTCGTGCGCCTTCGCGAGCGCCTTGGATGCCGTCTCGAGGTCCACGCCCGCGAAGCGCGCGATGTCCATCGCGGGCCCCAGCAGCTCGTTGGCCTTCGCCGCATCGCCCGTCGCGACCACCAGCGACTGGAGCCCTGCCCGCACCTCGGAGTCGGAGAACGCCTTCGCAGCGCCGGCCTCGATCGCCGCATCGATCGTCTCGGTGTAGCCCGTGGTCGCAGCGCCGGCCGCGACATAGACCGCGTTGAGCTTCTCCTGCTCGGCCCGGTCCTCCGCTGCCGCGCTGGTCATGTCCGCGATGGCCGACACCGCGATCGCAGCCCCGCCTGCCAGCGCCGCGACCCCGGCCACGGCCGTCGTGTTGATCTTGTGGCCGAAGACCTCGAGGCCGCCGCCCGCGTCGTCCAGGGCGCCCTTGAGCCCCGAGGCGTCCCCCGTGATCCCGACCGAGATGCCGACGCCGGGCACTACCGCCTCATCGCCCGCGCGCGCTCATCGAAGGCATGGCGCAGCGCCTCCATGTCGGCCACCGTCAGGTCGCGCACCACGTCGGGCGTCCAGCCCGTCGCGAGCGCGATGGTCATCACGGTGTTCTCGTGGCTGCGTCGAAAGGGGGCGCCGGTTCCCCCGGCTGCTCCACCCGCCCGTCGAGCACCTCGTCGTAGGTCAGCGCGGGCTCGGAGCGGCGGGTGATCACCCACGCCAGCGCCGCCAGCGCGCGGATGCGGGGGACGCCCGTCAGATGCTGGATGTCGACGGCATCGACGCCCGCCGCCTCGGACGCCTCGATCATGTCCCGGAACGAGAGGCGGCGGTAATCCTCGGCCCCGACCACGAACACGCGCGGGAGCCCGTTGCCCTCAGCCACTCGCTTTGCCCTCCAGTCCCACCGCGTCGGCCTGCGTCGCGAGCCAGTCGGCATACATGATGCCCACCTGCTCGGCGCTGTCCTCCATCGCGCCCCCGATCACGAACTGCGGCGCCATCCCGAGATCGGGCACCCCGAACTCGACCGGGCCCGCGTAGGGCAGCGGGTTGACCACGTAGCGCTCCTGCACCCCGTAGGCCGCGGCCAGCGCGCCCGTGCGCACGGGAGCCCGCACGCCCGCGGCGGCGGCCACGATCGCGGCGGCCTGGGTCGCCACCTCCACGTCGTTGGCCGCCCGCTCGCCGAACGCGTCGAGCGCCGCTTTCGTCTCGGGGATACCCGTGACGGTGACGCGCTCCTGGGTCATGCGGCCTCGGTGTCCCCCGCCTCCTCCAGGTCCCGCCAGGTCGGGATCGGCTCATCGACGCCCAGCGTGGTCGTGAGCGCCATCGTCGGCTTGGCGACGCACGGCAGCTCCACCGTGAACTCGGCGTACTCGCCCACCGTGCCGCCGTAGTCGCCGGGGATGCACACAACCTGCCCGGTCATCTTGGGCTTGGCAGCGCTGGCGGTGGCGGCCTCACCGTGGATATTGAGCACGAAGTCGAGCGTGGCGCCCTCGTTCGCCCACAGGAACGCGGCCAGCCCCTCGGAGCCCGCGGTGGTGTCCCAGTCCTGGACAGCCGTGAGCACCAGCGCGTACTCGGGCGGGCTGGCACTCGAGAACACGCCCGACGTGCACAGCGTCCGGTAGGTGACGATGTCGCCCGGGGTCACCTGGACCCTTGCCTCGGACACGTTGCACTGGTATTCGGCGGGTGTGCCGGCGCCGGTCTTGAGCGTGAGCAGCACGTTGCGCATGAACACGGGAATGGCGACGATCGCAGCCATGACTTCCTCCTAGATCACCGTCTCGATGGTGGCGCGGAAGGCGAGGTAGGGCGTGCCCGCGAGCACCAGCAGCCCGGGCGTCTCCACGGTGGGCATCCCCCACGGGCCCGGGAGCGCGGCGCACGCCAGATCGACCTGCTCGGCCAGCGCCTCGGCTTCTGCGATCGACGCCTCCGAGGAAGGCGCCACGATGCCCACGATCACCCAGCGCAGATGACGGGCCCGGGCCCCGAGTTGCGCCGGCGCCGTCCAGGGCGTGCCCTGCGTGACGAACACCGACGGCGGCGACGCCGCACCGGCCGGGAGCACGCGCAGCCCGCCTGCCGCCAGCACGCCTTCCAGCTCCGTCCGCGCAGCGGTGATCGTCAAGGCGGGAACTCCTCGCCCTCGATCGGCAGGACCGTGCCGCCCGCCTCGCGGTCCTCCGTCACCCTGCGCGCCTCCTTGCACATCGCGGCGAACTCCTGCTGCATCGAGTCGATCCACGCCTGGCGCTGGGCCGGGGTCCGTGACGCCCACTCCTCCTGGTTCACGAACCACGAGTGCGCGAGCACCCAGGCCGGATCGGGCGTCACGCCGTCCTCGAGGAAGCGGCTGTTGTCGAGGTGCGCCTCGGCCTCGATCTGCCCGGTGACATAGCGCCGCGCTTTCAGAATCTCGATCACGACAGGCCCCATTTCCGCGTGAGATAGGACTCGGTGCGCTGGACCTCCGAGGTCGTGAGCGTGCGCGCGTCGTAGGTGATCATCTCGCCCACCCAGCCGAACCACGATTCGGACAGCCCCAGGCCGAACAGTGATTGATCGACCGAGTTGCCGCCGCCGCCGGCCACGCTCCCGGGCGTGAACGTGCGCCCGTCGACGCGCAGCTCCGACGAGGCGCCGTTGAACATGCCCATCACCACCCGGGGCCGGTCGCGGGCCCAGAGCTGCGGCGATGACAGGACGGCGCCGGCGTAGAGCGAGATCGCGTTGCTGCCCGGGCGGTACACCCGGCCCCACTCGTTCCCGGCGCTGTAGAACCCCGACATGAGCGTGCGCTGCACCGCATCGGATGCCGTGTTCGCGGCGGCGAGGAACACGTACCAGGGCACCCCTGTGAGCGGCACGGGCCCGCGCAGGGCGGACGCCTTGCCCGTGGTCCACACCACGTTGCGGCCGTTCTGGTTCCACGAGCCCGTCCAGGGCCGGTTGGCGTCCGTCGTCTGCGTGAGATGCCGCGCAAACCCGCTCTTGTCGCGCCATTCCGCCACGCTGTTGCCGATCCCGCCCTGGATCGAATCCGGGTCCGACGCGTCCCACCAGCCCGAGAACCCGGGCACGGGCGGCCGGTCCTCCGCCTGGGGCGCCTGCGCGACGTACTCGGGATCGAGGGTCACGGGGCGATGTCCTGCATCAGCTGGATGCCGATCACGATGTCGCTGGTGGAGCCCAGCGTCACGGCCGACCGCGTCACCAGCTGGGCGTAGAGGTTGGTGGTGCCCACGCACACGAACGGCGCCACCCCGCGCCACACCGCGAGGCTATTGGCCGTGTCGTCGTACCAGGACGCGATGGGGATGATCCCGATCGCCTTCGCCATGTCGGCATCCGAGGGCGCGAACGGACTGTTGTCGGCCGTGGGCGTGAACGCGCTGTTGAACAGCCACAGCTCGAGGATCGGCAGCAGTGCCGGGGTCTTGCACAGCGCCTGGGCGGCGAGGATCACGCCCGTGCCCGAGAGGAACAGCGCGGCGCCCGAGAACGTCATCATGCCGCCCATCGCGTCCCCGGACGTGTAGGCGGGGCTGGTGCTCACCGTGGGGGTCTGGCTCAGGTTCACGCGGTAGATCCTCCGCTCGGGCCCGATCGGCCCCTGCGGGCCCGCTGCACCGGGAGCACCGTCCGCCCCTGCGGGCCCGGCCGGACCCTGCGCTCCGGTGGTGCCGGGAGGGCCCTGCGCACCCGTGCTTCCGGCCGGCCCCTGGACGCCCTGCGGGCCCTGGATGCCCTGCGGGCCCGTCGAACCGGCAGGACCCGCGGGCCCGGCGGGCCCGGGCACCGTGGACGGCGGCCCCGCGGGCCCGGGGGGTCCGGGCGGGCCCGGGGCCCCGGTCGCGGCCTCCACATCGACGAATGTCTGCCCGGGCACCTCGATGTCGATGTAGGTGGTCATCGGGTCACGTCCGCCACCACCGACACGCTGCCGGCAACCAGCGTGTAGACCACGTCCTCCGAGTAGCGCAGCTGTAGATCCCAGCGCCCCGAGCCCGTGAGCCCTGCCGAGACGCCCGCATCGAGGGTCACGGTGATGACGTTGGGGAGCGTGATGATGGCCTCGAGGACGTGCTGGCCGGTGCCCACGCACACCTCCGCACGCGCCTCCACGCCCGTCAGGTCGACGGCCACGGTGTGCTCGGGGTCATCCCACACCCGGAACGTCCAGGTATAGGAGTCGCCGCGATAGATCGCGAGCGAGTACGAGCCCGGATGGCTGTTCACCCGATCAGCTGGCCCATGTCGCGCCAGCGTGCGAGGGCGGGCTTGATGGGCACGATCCAGTCGCCCGCGAGGCGCACCGACTGGCCCGCCTGGTCGAGGTAGCTGGACTCCCCGAAGGGCGCCTGGCGGTACTGCCAGCCGTAGCCGAACGCGCGCAGCGCCAGCGCCTCGATCTCGGCCACGCCCTCGGCCGGGATGCCGAGATATGCGCCGAGATAGCGATCGATCGCTGCACTGATCGCAGGCGCGAGCGCGTCCGCCCACGCCTGCTCAGCAGCCGACGGGCTCGCGATCCGGACGAATGCGAGGCCGTCGGCTGCCGTCACCCATTCCACTAGGTGGCCGCGAGCCGGTAGATCGCCGTCGGGAAGTAGACCCCGGTGGCGCCCATGCCCCAGATCGCGATGTTGCGGCCGAGCTTGGCCACGTCATCGTCCTCGATCTGGAACGGCCCGTCCTCGTGCCAGCTCGCCGTGCTCTCGTTGCTGACCAGCATGTTCCCGGCGTTCACGGCCGCCGACTGGTAGATGCGGATGCCCGAGATCACCGGGGCGAGCGTGCCCGCCGCGGTGCCGGTGCCGATCGCGTTGGTCGCGTTGACCGGCTTCACCGTGCTGATCAGCTTGAGGAACACGTCGGGGGCCGCGATGCCGAACTCGGCCGGGGCGCCCGTCTTGGTGAGGATCGCGCTCGATGCGGCGCCCAGGGCCGCGAGGATCTGGTCCTCGGTCGCCGTCGCCCAGGTGATCGTCTGGAGCACCAGGCCCGCGGTGCCCTCGATCGCGTTGATGAACGCGGCCTCGGTGACCACCGCGTAGGCGGCAGTGAGGATGCGGACGTACGCCTCCCGGTACGACGGGTCACTGCGGCGCAGGAGCTGGAGGCTCACGTCCGAGCCGCCGGCGTAGGTCTTGATCGCAGCCGTGCCCTTGAGCAGGTCGACGCGCACCGACACGATCTCGGACTTCTGGGTGGCCTGCTCGCCCACGATCGTGGAGAGGTCGCCGTTGAAGTACGGCCAGTCGACCGACATGCCCGAGCCCGACAGGCCCTCGCGGCCCCACGCGTTCACGGCGGGCCGGCGCTGCTCGATGATCCCCTTCACGGCGCCGAGGCCGCCCGACACCATCACGCCCGGGTTGTTGGTGGTGATCTGGTCGGCCAGCGCGCGCGAGTAGATGTCCCGGTAGCGCGTCGGGTCCGCATCGATCATCGACCACAGCTCGGCCACCGAGCGGCAGGCGAGAATCTCCCGGTCGCCGGCAGTGGTGTGGATCACCTCGCGTTCCGCGATCTCGCGGCGCAGCTCGGTGACGGCCGCGTTGGCGACCTCGCGCATCTGCACCCGGAAGTCGATCGGCTCGGGTGCGGTCTCGGTGGTTTCGATCATGCCCTGCTGCTCCCTCACTGCCACGCTCGATGACTTGTAGGCGGGGATGTGCGTCCCCGCGATGGCGACCAGCCGCTTCACCTGGCGGTGGACGACGCGCCCCTTGCCCTGCTGGACGACGCCCGGTGCGAACTCGATGGAGGCGCCGTCGATGCCGGCCCGGACCTGCTCGCGGTAGGCGAGCGCGCCCGGCGTCTCGAAGAGGCGTCCCCGGTAGGACAGCTGCTCGGGTGTGTCCTCGAACGTGACGGCCCCGACCATCTCGCCGCCGTGGCGGGCGAAGAACGGGACCGGCTTGCCGTCTGCGAGCGCATCCCGGAACGCTCCCGCTGCGAACCGCTCGGGGGTGCTGCCGTACTCGGCCGTGTTCCCCGACTCCTCGCCGTACACGATCGCGGTGCCCTCGATCGAGCGCCCGTCGCCCTCGTCGCGGATCACCACCGCCCCCGGTCGAAGCTCCGTGGTCGATGTCATGCGTTCACCTCTACCGCTCCGGGTTC